GGAGAGGTTGATCATCCAGAAGGCCTTAATATTAACTTAGACCGTGTAAGTCATATGATCACAGAAATGTGGATGGATGGCCCAAATGGTTATGGCAAGTTAAAAATTCTACCAACCCCTATGGGACAGTTAGTACAAACTATGCTCGAAAGCGGAGTGAAGTTAGGTGTCTCCTCTAGGGGATCTGGTAACGTATCAGAAGACGGAAGCAATGAAGTATCCGACTTTGAAATTATTACGGTAGACGTGGTAGCACAACCAAGTGCTCCAGGCGCATACCCTACACCAATCTACGAACATTTAATGAATGCACGTGGTGGTTACAAGGCTTACGAATTAGCAAAGGCAACAAAACACGACGAAAAGGCACAAAAATATTTAAAGGAATCGTTGATTAATATAATCAACAAACTCCAATAATGAGGAGAATAATATGTTGGATGCACTGAAAACTTTATTCGAAAATGATGTAGTTTCCGAAGAAATCAGAGCACAAATTGAAGAGGCTTGGGACGCTAAGATTAAAGAAAATCGTCAGTCAGTAACCGCAGAATTACGTGAAGAGTTCGCTAAGAAGTATGAACACGATAAAGCTGCAATGGTTGAGGCTGTAGATTCAATGCTTAGTGAACGCCTTGCTGAAGAAATTGCCGAATTTGCAGAAGATCGTAAGCAACTCGCAGAAGCAAAAGCAAAATATGCTGTTGCAATGCGTGAGAACGCAGATCTACTAAAAGGTTTTGTAATGGATCAGTTAGGTAAAGAAGTTTCTGAATTACACGAAGACCAAAAAGTTATGGCTGAAAACTTCAGCAAACTTGAAGAATTCGTTGTTGAAGCTCTTGCTAAAGAAATTGCAGAATTCCACGAAGACAAGAAAGACTTGGCAGAAACTAAAGTTAAATTAGTCAAAGAAGCCAAGACACACTTCGCTAAAGTTAAGAAAAACTTTATCGAAAGAAGTGCTACTGCTGTATCTGAAACAGTTAGCAAAACTCTTACTAAAGAGATTGGCCAACTTAAAGAAGATATTGAAGTTGCACGAAGAAACGATTTTGGACGCAAACTATTTGAAGCATTTGCTTCAGAATATGCTGGTAGTTACTTAAATGAGAAATCAGAAGTAGCAAAACTTATGAAAGTTGTTGACTCAAAAGACAAACAACTATCAGAAGCAAAAGCATTTGCATCTAAAGCAAAAACACTTGCTGAATCAATTGAAGCTGAAAAGCAACGTTTAATTGAGTCTGCAAAGCGTGAAAAAACAATTAATGAACTTATTGCTCCTTTAAGCAAGGATCAAAAGGAAATTATGACAGATTTACTGGAATCAGTTCAAACAGCGAAATTACGTTCGTCGTTTGATAAGTACCTACCGGCGGTTATCGACGGTAACACTCCAGCGAAGCAGAAGGCACCATTATACGAAGGCAAAGAAGTAACAGGCAACCGTGACACAATGTCACAAACTAACGTTAGTAGCAAAGTAGACGACAATACAGTAATTGATATCCGTCGTCTTGCTGGATTATAATATTAAGGAGATAATGATGTCAGAACTACTAGAAAGTCGCTGGCAGGACACCAAAGCTGCTCTAGTTGAAGGCCTTTCAGGCAACAAAAAGAGCGTAATGGAAGCAACTTTAGAAAATACTCGCAAGTATTTGTCAGAAAGTGCTACCGCTGGTGCTACCGCTGCCGGTAATGTTGCAACTCTTAACAGAGTTATTTTACCAGTCATTAGACGTGTAATGCCAACTGTTATTGCAAACGAGTTGGTAGGTGTACAACCTATGACAGGACCAGTTGGTCAAATCCATACTCTACGTGTTCGCTACAGCGACACAGACAATGGTGCAACTGCTGGTGAAGAGGCATTGAGCCCATTCAAGATTGCTGAGTCTTATTCAGGTGCACCAGGTTCATCTGCTGCGCCAAGTTCAACTGCATCGCTAGAAGGTGTAGCTGGTAACAGACTAAGCATCCAAATCTTGAAACAAACAGTCGAAGCGAAAACTCGTAAGTTGAGTGCTCGTTGGACGTTTGAAGCAGCTCAAGATGCACAATCACAACACGGTATCGACGTTGAAGCAGAAATTATGGCTGCTTTAGCACAAGAAATTACCGCTGAAATCGATCAAGAAGTTATTGCTTCTTTGACTTCACTAGCAGGCGCTGCTATTGAAACATACGATCAAGCGGCTGTTTCAGGTACTGCTACATTCGTTGGTGACGAACACGCAGCTCTTGCTGTTCTAATCAACCGTGCAGCAAACAGAATCGCACAACGTACACGTCGTGGCGCAGGTAACTGGGCTGTTGTTAGCCCAACTATGCTAACTGTTCTTCAGTCAGCAACTACTTCTGCGTTTGCACGTACTACTGAAGGCGCTTTTGAAGCACCAACTAACACTAAGATGGTTGGTACTCTAAACAACGCTATGAAAGTATATGTTAACACATATCAGTCATCAGATGACGTACTAGTTGGTTATAAGGGTTCAAGTGAGTCAGACGCAGCAGCGTTCTACTGCCCATATATCCCACTAATGTCTTCAGGTGTTGTCCTAGATCCAGG